TGCGCGTATTTCGGAAAAAACATACGCGAATGCGGCATTGTCAGCAGATTCTCTTTATGAGAACAATGCTGTTCTTACAATAGATCAATACAAATCCTTCTATTGGAAAGAAAAAACATTAGCGCGGTGGCTTTCCTACATCAAAAATCCGCATTCCACCATCGTCCAGCAAAAAGCAGACGAACGGGCAAAGAACATGGATGAATACATCCTTGGTCTTTACGGTGATGTGGCCGCAGGAAACAGAGATGGAACTGATTATTCAACCGGAACCGTTGCAATTGAGGCAACAACCGGAGCAGTTACCGGATCTGGAACCACGTTTACAGCCGCTATGGTTGGACGAGGGTTTAAGGCAGATGGTCATACAAAATGGTATCGCGTGAAGTCGTATGCAAGTGCAACATCCATTGTTATTGAAAATGATAGCGATGATAACACTTCAGCGTATGATGGAGGGACAATCAATGCATCCTCTACCTATACGATTGAAGCGGCTACTCCCATTGCAATTACCACAAGTAACTTGCTTGCAAGAGTTGCGGCACTGAAACTGAAACTGGATAGCGCGGAACGGTTTGGATTCTCCGCTGTACCGGAATCAGATCGTTGGTTAGTCATTCCTCCGGAATTTGAAGATCTGGTCGTGCGAGCCTCCGGCGTAGCACTTCATGTACCAGAAGCTTATACGGAACTTGTCAAAAAAGGCTTTATCGGAACCCTGTTAGGGTTTAAAGTCTTCCGGACAAATCGTTTGACTGGCGACAATACAAATGGATGGAGAATCTTAGCAGGTCATCCGTCATGGTTGACATTTGCAGAGAAACTCCTGGAGTCCGATATTGAAGAAGATCTCATTGGAGACTTCGGATCGGCCTACAAAGATCTCTTTGTATACGGTGCAAAAGTAACTGATGCGCGAAGGCACTTTGCGTCAGAAGGTTACTGGACATTTACGCTCTAAAGTAAAAGGACAATAGATTGCTAGGGAGGCATAAAAAACCTCCCTAGCAATCAAAAAAAACACTATGGCTACATTTGAACTTAAATCTCAATTACCAAAATCTACTCAAGATGAACTTGATAGAATTGAGGCCATAGCCGCGGCTAGAAGGGTCGCATCAGAAACTGCATTCTTAACAGCTCTTACTCCGTATAGAACAAATCGCGTCAATACCTATGACGCCGATGGATATATTTTGGATGCGGAAGGGAATACCCTTCCTACGGGATACGAGGGGTTCAGGCAGGGAGCATTCTTCCGGGATCTGGATAAGACAGGAATGAATATCTATATCAATACCGGAGACGAAGATTCTGCTATATGGTCATTACTTGGAGGACAGATTATATCTGCATCTCCGTCGGTATCTGCATCATTGTCAGCAAGCTTCTCTCCATCTGTATCAGTATCAGCGTCTCCATCGCTTTCACCGTCTATCTCAGTCAGCCGGTCTCCAAGCTTGTCCGGATCTGCATCTCCAAGCTTGTCACAATCGCCAAGCTTGTCCGGATCAGCGTCTCCAAGCTTGTCAGCATCTATCTCAGTCAGCCGGTCTCCAAGTGCATCAGCAAGTCCATCAGTCTCAGTCAGCCGGTCTCCAAGCTTGTCACAATCACTTTCAAGCTCACCGTCTCACAGTATGTCACCGTCTCCGTCGGTATCAGTCAGCTTCTCTCCAAGCTTATCTGCAAGCTTGTCAGCGTCGCTGTCTCCGTCGGTATCAGCATCACTATCAAAAAGTGTTTCGGAATCGCTTTCTTTGTCGCTATCGCCAAGCGTTTCCGTTTCCTATTCTCCGTCGGTATCAGTATCAAGATCTCCGTCCGCTTCCACATCTCCAAGTGCATCGGCAAGCGCATCGGAATCTCCATCTCCAAGCTTCCCGTTCTAATTGCCAATTGAACCGGGTCTTGGTCGTATGGTAAAATGATATTCATGCTGAGTATCATTATTCCTTCCCGTAATGAAAAGTATCTTTACAAGACTATTGTTGATCTTCTTGATAAATCTTCAAATGATATTGAAATTATTGCAATCCTAGATGGATATTGGCCTTCTGTAGGTGAATTGGTAAATGACAAGCGTGTCCATTACATCCATTTTGGTATTGCCCGCGGAATGCGTCATGCCATAAATTCAGGAGTTGCGCTTGCGCGTGGAGAATATATCCTTAAATGTGACGCGCATTGTATGTTTGAAAAAGGGTATGATGCCGTTCTTTTTCAGGATAGTACATCTCTTCCGGATGCAAATACGACTATTATTGTTCCGCGCCGGTATGCGCTTGATCCGGAAGCGTGGAAGCTTATAGATAATCCGAAATATCCGATTGATTACATGTATTTATCAAGTGATTTTCATGGCGTTGTATGGGAAGAGAAGAATAAGGACGAACAGTTGCAGAATAAAAAGATTGATGATCTTATGTCAGCACAGGGATCATGCTGGTTCATGAAACGGTCATATTACCATGATCTTGAGTTATTGGATGATAAGAGTTATGGCACATTTTATAATGAATTTCAGGAAATAGGATTGAAAGCGTGGCTTTCCGGAGGACGGGTAGTAGTTGATAAAAATACTTGGTATGCCCATTGGCATAAACCAAGGGAAGTAGGACGTGGATATTCCCTTGATAAGGGAACACAGGAGATAGCGGAAGCGTTTACAAAGCGTTGGATGGCTACCGGTTGGAGCAAACAGAATCTTCCTATATCGTGGCTTATTAAAAAATTTTCACCTGTTCCAACATGGGGAGATATGCCATGAAAACACGTCGTGATCTTGCTCGGTATTTTCGTTCTTTAGGGTATACGCTTGGTGCGGAGATTGGAGTAGCAGATGGGATTAATGCCATGACATTTTTAGAAGAGATCCCGGATCTTCACTTACATTGTATTGATCCTTGGGAAGATCATCCTTCCAGCTATTATAACGCGGTAAAACGGCTTCCAAAGCAAAGAGTCCATATATATAAGGCAACAAGTATGGAATCGGTATTTGCATTCCCGGATAATGCGCTTGATTTTGTCTTTATTGATGGTGATCACCGGTTTGATTATGTGATGGAAGATATTATTGCGTGGTCAAGGAAGGTAAAAAAGGGCGGAGCAATAGCTTTACATGATTTTTATCATTTTAAAAATTCTGGCGTATTTGAAGCAGTAACAGTATATACATCAATACATAAGATAAATATACATACTACTCTTGGAGATAAAAATTCATTGGATGATAAAATGTCTTCTGTATGGTGGATAAAATGAAATATATAGAATTACATAGATATAAAGGAAAAAATAATTTATATACAATAGTAGATGATGATAATTTTTATGAAATAAATAAATATAAATGGCATATATCTTCATTGGGTTATGTTATAAGAACAGAAAAAAATAAGATTATTTATTTACATAGAAAAATAATGAATTTTCCTTTAGATAAAGTAATTGATCATATAAATGGTAATAAAATAGAAAATAGAAAAAGTAATTTAAGGATTGTTTCAATCAAAAAAAATGTAAGAAATCAAAAATATCATAAAAATAATACAAGTGGTTTTTTAGGTGTTTCTTTTAGGAAGGGAAGGAATAGGTATAGAGCTACAATTACAGTAGATAAAAAACAAATTTTTTTAGGTAATTTTATAAATATCAAAGATGCTATAGATGCAAGAAATAAAGCAGTAAAAAAATATTTTTTATAATATGGATATTTCAATTATTTATTACACTTGTAATTATCTTGATGATCATAATCCGTATTTTTTGGAGAATACAAAAAAGCAGTTACTTAAGGCCGCAGATGGATTGCCAATAATCAGCGTATCACATAAACCGATAGATCTTGGAAAAAATATCTGTATTGGTGATATTGGACGGTCTCATTTGAATATCTACAGGCAAATCTTAATTGGAGCAAAGGAAGCAACGACAGAGTATGTTGCAATGGCTGAAGACGATATTTTGTATTCTTATGATCATTTCCATTGTGAAAAGTATATTAAAGAAGAATTTATCCGTCCGGATCTCTTCTTATATGATATGAACAAGGTATCACTCTTCACATGGACAAAGCCTCCGATGTTTTCCTTCCGGACAAATAGAAAAGTTGTCAATCAGCTTATCGCTCCGCGTCAAATGCTTATAGATTCGCTTGAAGAACGCTTTGCGCGTCTTGATGAGTTATTAAAGAAGGTTCCGGAAGAAAAAGTAGTGAAATATTGGGGAGATCCGGGAAGATATGAAGATCTCTTGGGTGTAACCGTTCGGGAGAGTTACGAATTCTATTCGTGGACGCCAAGCGTTGTTTTTACCCATGAGAACGCGTATGGATACCAATTTAATCATGGAAAAAGGAAAAAGATTGGTGATATAAGGATTATAGAGCTTGCAGATTGGGGAAGGGCAGAAGATATCCTAAAATTATATTATGAAACCTAGATTTTTACCCGATGAGGAAAAATACGCAACACATATCCCGATGCTTACCCGGTGTGTGAGCCTTACGACAAAAGATCAGCCTATTTTGGAGCTTGGAGTCGGATACAGTACGTTTATTTTAGACATGATGTGTCAATTAACGGGTCAACAGATATTTTCGTATGAAAACGATCGGGAATGGCATGGAAAAAATCTTGATTTTCATACTTCAAATCATAAAGTAATCTTTACGGACAATTGGGATCGGATAGATATTGATTCTTTTCATTGGGGAGTAGCATTGATTGATCATCGTCCAGCACTACGAAGGAGAATAGACGCAATAAGACTACGCAATACTGCCGATTATATTATTCTTCACGATACAGAGCCGGAGATTGAAAGATTTTATCGGTATCAAAGTATATATAAACATTTTAAGTATGTATTCCATTACACAAGGTGTAAGCCGTATACAACCGTTTTAAGCAATTTCAAGGAGTTGAAGAATTTATGAGAGATCTATCCGTTATTATTGCCGGCCGAAATGAAGAATTCTTAGCCCGTACCGTAGAAGGTGTATTGAATAATAAGCGCGCAAATACGGAAGTTATCGTTATTGCGGATGGAAATTGGCCGAATCCTCCTATTCCGGATCATCCGGATGTCACAATTATTTACCATGCAGAGTCAATCGGACAACGGGCGGCAGTAAATGAGGGAGCAAAACTTTCTACCGCAAAACATATCATGAAACTTGATGCACATTGCATTGTAGATGAAGGGTTTGATGTAAAACTGATAGAAAACTATCAAGAGGATATGATGGTTATTCCCCGGATGTATAATTTACACGCGTTTGATTGGGTTTGTACTGGATGTGAAAACAGACTATATCAAGGCCCGACACCAAAAGCATGTGAAAAATGCGGAAAACCGATGAAGCGGGAAATGGTATGGAAGCCAAGATGGAGTAGACAATCTGATTTTATGCGGTTTGATAGTGATCTTCACTTCCAATATTGGGGAGAATATAAGAAGCGTCCAGAAGCACAAGGTGATCTTTGTGAACTTATGTCATTTGTTGGCGCATGTTTCTTTGTCTCCCGGAAGACATACTGGGAAATAGACGGATTGGATGAGGCACATGGATCATGGGGACAAATGGGAACAGAACTTGCGTGTAAGATGTGGCTTTCCGGACGTCGCTTAATGGTTAATAAAAAAACATGGTTTGCACATATGTTCCGTACACAGGGAGGAGACTTTGGATTTCCGTATCCCCTATCTGGATCAGCGGTTGATAAGGCAAGAAAGCGGTCACGTGAACTATGGAAGGATGGAAAATGGTCAAAAGCAATCCATCCGCTTGAATGGATGATCAATAAATTCGCTCCTATTCCCGGATGGCATGACACAGATGCCAAATTAGCCCCTGTACCATCGCAGGAAGGCACGAAACCAACAAAGGGCATAATCTACTATACCGATAACAAAGTAAACATTAAATTAGGCCACATGTGCCGAAAAGAGATTGCAAAAGCAGGTCTTCCAATTGTCAGCGCATCACTTAAGCCGATGGATTTTGGTAAAAATATTGTTTTAAACCTTGAACGGGGATATTTAGCCTATCATAAGCAGATTTTAGCGGCATTGGAAGCGTCTACAGCGGATATTATCTTTTTTTGTGAGCATGACGTCCTCTATCATCAGTCTCATTTTGATTTTACTCCTCCAAAGAAGGATGTATATTACTATAATATAAACTTTTGGAGAGTACGGGCAACGGATGGACATTGTATCCATTACGATACGGAGCAGGTTAATTTGATATGTGGATACCGGGATCTTTTGGTTGCTCATTACCGGGAAAAAGTACGACGGATTGAAAAAGATGGATTCACAATGCGTATGGGGTTTGAGCCGGGATGTAACAGAAGGAAGGAGCGGATAGATGATTTTAAGGCGGAACGCTTTACATCATCATTCCCTTGCCTTGATATCCGGCATGGGGCAAATCTTACCGCGTCACGATGGAGCAAGGAACAATTCCGGGATCAGCGCAATTGCCAAGGGTGGAAAGAGTCAAAACTAGAGGATATTCCCGGATGGCATTTAAAAAATGATGCATTGTCTCAGTATGGTCGTTAGGTATAAAATTTATAGGAGGTATATATGATCCCGGTATTGAAGCCTACAATAGATGAGCAAACAAAGAAAGATCTTCTTGATGTATTAGATTCCGGATGGTGGGGACAAGGCCCGAAGACGTTTGAATTTGAAAAGATGTTTGCTGATTATGTAGGTACAAAATATGCCGTTGGATGTAATTCCGGAACGGCCGCTCTTGATCTTTGTCTTAAGGTGTATGGAATAAAAGGCGGAGAATTGATTACGACTCCTATGACGTTTGTGGCAGATGCTATTGTCGGTGAATGGAATGGGATGGACGTGACGTTTGGAGATATTGAAGAGGATTCCTTGTGTCTTGATCCGAAGTCTCTTGTTATCCATGATAATACAAAAGCAATTATTACCGTAGATTCTCATGGACGGCTTGCGGATATTGATGGTCTCCGGGAGCGGTTTGGTGGTCTTATTATTGAAGACGCCGCTCATGCAATGTATACGCCGGGAGCAGGAAAGAAGGCAGATATTACGATATGGAGTTTTCAGGCAGTAAAATCCCTTCCTACCGGAGATGGTGGAATGATAACGACAAATGATGATAAGGTCTATGAACGTCTCCGGACGCTTACATGGCTTGGAGTTGAAAAGAATACTTACCAGCGCGCAGGAGAGAAGCGGTATACATGGGATTATGACATTACACAGGCGGAAGGATTAAAGGCATACATGAATGACTTGACTGCCGTTATTGGAATTGGTCAACTTCGCAGACTGGAAGAGACAAATGCAAAACGCAGGGCAATACAGGCGGTCTACAATGAGGCATTTAAGGATATCCCGGAAATTACTACGCCGATGTATTCCCATACTGTCCAATACTATACGATGAAATGTGAGCGTCGGGATGAACTTTCCGATCTTTTGGCAACGAATGGGATTGCCACAAGTGTTCACTTCAAGCCGCTTAATTTTATGACATATTGGAAAAAAGGAGAAAAACGGGAATTGAAGGTAAATAATAGTGTATGGACAAAATTATTAAGTCTTCCGGTACACAATGCGCTTACCTTCTCAGAGCTTGAGAAGATTATCCATCATGTCCGGGAATTTTATGGAAAAGAATAATCATATTCTTATTACTGGTGGATCTGGATTGCTTGGAATGGAATTGCAGAAGTATTTTCCGAACTGTAACGCTCCGGATCATACACGATTGGATATTACGGATCTTAATTCAATCCATACATTTAAAGGTACATATCCATTTATTGATATTGTTATCCATTGCGCGGCATATACAAAGGTAGAACGGGCGGAAACTGATCGTGCTGAGTGTTTTAA